GACTTGACAAAGTGTGCAACTTTTGTTAAAGTAAACAATACACATAACAAGGTATTTGGTAATGGCACTTGAAGTAATGACTACAGCAAAATTCTCACAGATGATTGAATCGATATCATCTGATAAGCGCATCTCTTATATGGATGCGGTTGTCTGGTATTGTGAACAAGAAAATGTGGAGATAGAGGTTGCTGCTAAACTTATCGGTAGCGTTCTGAAGACTAAGATCGAAGCAGAAGCACAAGACTTGAACTTCTTACCTAAGTCGGCCAAGTTACCTATATGAATGGGTTTGAAGCATATCAGACATACCTAGCAGTTACAAATCATTTCCGTCAAAAGAACTACGACTACTTTCGTTACAATGGTAAGATGAAAGTCAATGAAAGTTCTTACATGTCTCGTAAGGACAGATACACCTTTGAGAAAGTAGCAAAGCGATTTGATAGAGATGATTTTGTAAAGTATCTAATTTCTAACATCATTGCTGATTCAGAGAATATGTGGATCGGTAATATGATGGGGGGTAAGGGAGAGATTATATATAAGAAGTATGTAAAGAATCTTGAATCTCTTACATACAGCTACAAGGAAGACTTGGAGACAATCTACGACTTTGAGTCTGATTTTGATAAACTATTCACATCAGAGAAAGGACATCCACTACTCTTTAGAATGTATCTGAGAAACAAGGTACACATTAACACTTGTGTGATTCTCAATGATTTGGTTGGCTACAGTAAACTGTGGAGCAAGCAAGACGACATGATGCTAAATGACTTTCTGAAATTGCTTGACAAATATCCAAGGTTCCTGTATAGTTATACCAATATCGACAAAGCAAAATATAAGAACTTAACATTGGAGGTTTTCAATGAATAATGAAGTAGAAGCATATGTCGGTGAATTAAAGCAACTTAGAGAGGAGAACGCTGTTCTGAAAGAACAACTGAAAGAGTACGAAGTAGAGATTGCTTGGACGCAACAGTACCAAGGAGTCGCCCCGCAAAGTGAAAAGCATTATGATGTTCAATGGTATATGCATGGGGTAGAATACATACCTAAATAATAATGCTTGACACAACGCTTACATTATGCTATATTGGACAAACTTAAATACGCAACATACACAACATACGGAGTATACACAAATGGCTACAGATTTTGCAGCACTTAAAAAGTCCCGCTCAAACTCATTGAGCAAACTCGTTTCAGAGACGACAAAAATCAACACACCTAACGAAGGCGGATCATCTGATGATCGCTTCTGGACTCCTACAGTCGATAAGGCTGGTAATGGCTATGCGGTAGTTCGTTTTCTACCAGAGCCTCGCGGTGAAGACTTGCCGTGGGTACGCACATTCAATCATGGTTTCCAAGGCCCAGGCGGTTGGTATATTGAAAACTCTCTGACTACCTTCAATGAGAAGGACCCTGTTTCTGAATACAATTCAATGCTGTGGAATAACGGTACTGATGCTGGTAAAGATCAGGCTCGTAAACAGAAGCGTCGTCTCACCTACATTGCGAATATCTATGTGGTGAAAGACCCTGCTAATCCGTCCAATGAAGGACAGGTACGTCTCTATAAGTTTGGTAAGAAGATTTTCGACAAACTTAACGAGGCTATGAATCCTGAGTTTGAAGATGAATCACCAATCAACCCATTTGACTTTTGGGAAGGTGCTGATCTTAAACTGAAGATTCGCAACGTAGAAGGTTATCGTAATTATGATAAGTCTGAGTTTGACTCACCTTCTGCACTACTTGATGGTGATGATGGCCAACTAGAACAAGTCTACGAAGGTCTTTATTCGCTTCAAGATTTTCTGGATCGTAAGAACTTCAAGTCTTATGCTGAACTACAAGCAAAGCTGAATCGTGTTCTGGGTCTGGATGGATCATCCCCAAAGCCGAATACCACTGCTGAAAGCACTGTTGTAGATGCACCCGCTCCAAAGGCTGCTCCTGCTCCAAAGCAAGAAGCGGTGAGTGCTAGTTCGGAAGAAGATGATACACTCTCCTTTTTTGAAAAACTTGCTGAAGAGGACTGATGCCTATAGCAAGAAACTGAGGGGGCTTCGGCCCCCTCTTTTTTTAACTTGTGAAATCTTTTAAAAGCCTACTGGTATTTGACCAGAAGTTTCCCATCGTGATACACGACTTTGCGGGGATACCGAAACAACTGTAGTTGGTCTTACGGATGTAGATGAATTTGTTACTATGTTGGTGCTTGCATCAAGAGCCTGATCACCACCACTACCAAGCAAAGCCGATTGATTTACTGCTTGACTTCTTGTATCAATATCTGGACCAGATAAACCCATAGCAGTTCTTAGGCCAGCGAGTCTTGCTGTTGCTGTATCAAAGTCAATATCAGGTGACGCTAAACCTTTAATCTGTGTACCAGAAGTAATAAAATTACCTCCGATTGTACCGCCCATGATAGCAGCTTCAATCGCGGGAATAGATTCCATCAAATCATCTGCAAATTCTTTGACATTCAGACTGCTACCATCAAATCTAAGTCCAGAAATTTTCTGTAAGGCTGCACCAATTCTATCTAGCGCATTAGCACCTCTGGTAAGATCATCTGCTTTATCAGCGACTTTGACCATTTCTTCAATAGGAGAGTCGGAGCCAGTCAAGAAACCCATAACACTTGAAGCTGCGTTTGCAAGTGCGCCAATGAACTGACCACCAGCAAATGCTGCAAGACCAGCACCCATGATACCTAGTGTCGATGAAAACTCTGTTGCTTTTGCTACACTGACATTAGGATCATTTGTGATAGAAAGAAGAACACCCACTTGTCTCTTGATACGCTCTGCAAAATCTTCTTCACCAAACATGTTGAGAGCGTTGGCCATATTAGTGGCGCCTTGACCAATCGCAAATGCGACTAGACCTGCACCGATACCAGCCATTGATGCGACAAAAATTGCACTATCAGCACCAACACCCGGCAAGTCTGATATTGACAGCAATGTCATCACATTTTGTTTAATTTGTTCTGCCCAACCAACACCAGTGAAGTATTCGATTGATTCTTGAACACCCGATGCAGCCGCTCCAGCAACACCACCAATGGAGAACGCTACAAGTCCAAGTCCAAGTCCTGCCATTGCAGCAGCAAACACCGCTGAGTCTGCTAAGAATGATAGATTACCACCAGCCGCATCATTAATAGATAATAGAGTGAGAACATTATCTTTGATACTCTGGGCCCAGTTACCACCAGTAAAGTAATTTAGTGCGTCACCAACACCAGAAGATGCTGCGCCAGCTACACCGCCGATAGCAAATGCAACTAGACCAAGACCTAATCCACCCATTGCAGCAGCGAATGTTGCTGAGTCTGCTAAGAACGATAGATTACCGCCTGCTGCATCACTAATACTTAGAAGTGTGAGAACATTTTCTCTAATAGTTGCAGCAAAGTTTGAATCTGCTGTAAAGTAATTTACAGCCGCAGCTACGCCGGTTCCAATTGAAAATGCTGCAAGACCAGCACCAATACCAGTCATAGCTAAGAAGAATAGACCACCTTCTAAAAAGAAGTTACCCATTCCTCCAAAATCATCTTTGATACCTAAAAGTTCGTTGATGTTTGCTCTGATTGATTTACCATCAATTTCATTGATTTGCTTTAGAAGGAAACCAGCACCGCCAGCAAGAATACCAGCACCAGCAAGCAAAGCACCACCACCAATACCAAGTCCTTTAAATAGACCACCAATGCTGCCAGCAATAGCTGAACCAATCTTCCCAAACAGACCAGAGCCGCCTTTACTTGCATCAAGATTTACATCTCCAGCAATATCAACATCACCAATACCACCTTCACCACCACCTTGCCGACTTGCTTCTCGTGATGCTTCAAGCGCAAGACCTTCTTGAGCCCGAGTTGCTTCCCAGCCCGATCTTTGCAGTTCTAAAAGTTCTGTAACTGTAGTATTCAGATTATCGACAGACCTACGAACATTATTAAGTCCTGCTCGTAGACTTTTCTGTAATATCTGTCTTTGTTCTACATTGCTATCAGAAGCATCGTTTGTAGCTTTTACCTCGGGCAACTCTGCCATGGTTTATTCCTATTTCTTTCTGAATGCGTCTGCACCAAAGAATGCTGATACTAGTACTGCAATAGATGCAAAGTATGTTGGTGCAATATCAGCAATCAACGTAGCAGCTTTGTCTAATCCAAGAAGTGATGTAATAGCAATACCAATAGGATACACCAGCAAACCGATTAGCGAGAACCATGCCATCTTTCGGATTGCATCTCTTTGTGCATCTTCATCTTCCATCTTCTTCCTTTTAAATTCCAAATTCATCTCCATTTCTTCTTGTGAAATGTGGCCATCACCATTAGTATCCATGCCTTCTACGGCTGCTGCATCAATGGTCTTTTTTTCTGTCATGTGACTTACCTCTTTCTTGATTTGAGTTTTTCTTCTTCTTCTTCAAGGTATTGTTTTAGTAAAGTCACATATATTTCCCTTTCAAAAGGGATCATGTTATCTAGTTCAGTCAATGAATATTTATGATGTTGTATGAGTGCAAAGTTCATGTGATACATATTAGCTAGAGAATCATGTATCATTGCAAGGTAAAAAAACTTTGCAAACCCTCCAACTTAATTGTCTCTTCTTCTCCACACTCTGGACATTTCCATGTAATATCGTGAGATAATTTAGGAATGCTTTCATAAAATTCTGTAATCTTATTAAATTGATTCTTGTTTAGCTTACCAACCCACTCTTCAATTTCTTGAAGCGTAAAGTCAGAATACATATTGTCTTTATCATACAGACATTCGATGTTTTCACATATCATAGTGAACATAGAATCTGCATCATCACCTTTCATATTCATAACACTCTTTAGTGTTGGGTATCTTAGTTTCACACCAACATCATCATTAATCATTACTTCAGATTTTTTGATTTCACCCACTACTTTGATATCATCAAGGTTTACTTGTAGTTCTGTCTTATGTTTACAATCAGATTCCTGATGACCTACTCGTACTGTAATAACTTCACCTACAGACTTACCTCTGATCTTTAAAAACATATATTCGATGTCAAATGTTGCTAACTTAGTAATATCAATATCTGATAAGATGCAGTCTTTTAGTACCTTTATAATTGCGTTTGAAATCTCTTTTTGTTCTTTTCCCTCTAGTGCAATGAGAAGATTCTTTTCTTCACCTACGAGAAAAGGACGGTATATGATTTCTTCTTTTGTTGATGGAATTACATCAAAAAATTCTGGTGTGCTAATTGCTGGTAATGTCATAATTTACTCCATTATGTTATTAAAGTCTAATCGCTCCAAATGGTGTGTTTACAGTTCCTACAGCACCAAGCCCACCTTGTGCTGAAATATTTCCTAGACCCGGAATATTTGCTGCTGCTGCAA